CGAGACACTATCACTCGGATACACTGTGGTCTGCCTTCTCGAGGCACCTTGGATCAAGCGAAAGCTAAATCGGCAGCAACCACAACCGGCCCACACAAATGAGAAAACCATGAAAACTAAAACAGTTAGAAATGAAAAAGTATTAAGCTGCCTCCAAGTCACCCTGACTATGGTAAGGACTCTTATACGATTTGCGAAAATATCTCCGTCTTCCCAAAGTGTACTCCTTAAGGACATTCACACGATAGAAGGCATGTTAATTAAGTACCTGACTGACAGAGGCGCTGAAGGATTAAAGAGATTCCTTAAGACCTCCCGTTTGGTGTACCTAAGAAAGTTAGCCAATCATTCTTATGAATTCGCTAAGGATGACCCCTGAATCAGACTTGATAAGCAAGGATTACCGGTATGGTTGGAGTCCTTTAGAAATACAAAGGATACTACAATTATATCGTTAACTCTTACTCTCTTGTTTGTTTCAAGATGGTTACCTTTTGAGGGGAAACCAGACTTCAGTTCTATATACTCCAAGACTAGGTGAGAAATAACACCTGAGTGAGATGAGTACTTGAAGAGCGAGAAAGATCTGTCTATTTTGTTCTCTGATTTTAAGTTAAAGGATCCTTCATTTCACAATACGACCAAGATGGGGCCAAATGGCCCTGCCCTCCTTAACTCAGTAAGTGATATAGCTGCGTTACATGACAGCTATAAATTCTTACTCTGTGATTGAGCAGACACCTTAAGTTGAAACTACCTGGAACATGAGAAATTTCTCATGTCTGATATTGAAACATATACCAGACTTGTGAAACCCTCACATACGCCAGGCGAACCGTGCGAAAGAAAGATTTCTCCCCTCCCAGATAAGGAAGGGAAAGTCCGTCTTATCGCTATTCCGGATTATTGGACACAATCTTTCATGTACCCACTTCATGAGTATCTAAATGATATCTTGAAGCAAATACCTGAGGATTGTACCTTTAATCAAGACAACTTTCTAAGGCTTCTTGATAGTCCAGATGGAACTGTTTATTATTCCATCGATCTAAAGAATGCAACGGATTACATGCCATCAAAATTACAGGCTGCAATTTTAGCTACATTCACTAAAAGTGTGAAAATCGGTACCCTTTGACACAAAATCATGGCTGAGCAAGAGTGATCATCACCTGTTGGCAAGCTAAGATATACAGCTGGTCAACCGATGGGGATATACTCCTCCTGGCCCATGATGTCCCTTTGCCACCACATCATCGTCCGATATTCTGCTAAGACTGCAGGAGTCCCTTATAAAGGGGCTTATGCACTCCTAGGAGACGATCTTCTTATAACGGATAGCAAGTTGTACGCACGTTACAAAATAGTTACGGAGGAGCTTGGTATGGAATTATCCAAAGCAAAGACATTTGAGTCGAATAAACTCTTTGAATTTGCTAAAAGATTCTTCTATAACAAGCAGGAAATATCTCCGTTTCCAATTGGTTCAATGCTACAATCAAATGGTGATACGGCGGCAATTGCTGTAGGTTTAGATAATGCTTTTCACAAAGGGTGATTAAGCAAACTACAGATATCAGAGGAACGAAACCGGGCTCAATTCTATCTCTCATTATACTCTCCAATAGATCGGGGAAACAAGGCTATAAGACGCCTTGCGACTATACTGGATCGAACTCTGGGACTTATGTGATGGAGGAAGGCGATTATAAGTGAAGACCGTAACCAACGCCACCGTGAGGTGGGTAATTGGCTTGTTGGATTCTCTTGTAATCTAAAATGAGAGTATCAGTTGAAATGCTTAACTGATATTATCACTCTTATCCTCTTGAAACAAAGTCAAGACAGAACATTCGAATACACTGCAGGATTCACCAAAATCATACACGAGTTTTCAAAAACATATAGAGCTGATATGAAGATATTAGGACTGTCGTCACATCCTATATTACACGTTCGTACGTCTCAGCAGATGAAAAATGCTAAGGCGGCAAAACGGATAATGTTGGCTGTGAGTATGCATAAGGTAACCAATAAAGCCATGTTAGAAGAGCTTTTAGACTCTCTAATAGAGGACCCATTGACGCTTGAAACATACAAGATACGACCGAAGGGTTCACACAAAAGGGCCCAGGTACTTTCACGCATTTCTTCAATCGTTTCCAATCTACTTAAAGGAACGTATACTGAAAGGGAGATCGAATATTTAGCATTTGGTATCGAGGCCTTCTCATGGACGGGCGATGAGGAGTGTTAAGCCAGTCGCACTTGGGATCGTGCGCCG